ATAATATGAATAACTGTATGAATGAGCTTTTTGGGAGGGAAAAATCAACAATGATGGTATTGCAGTATTCATTAGACAATATAGAAAGAGTCACAAAAGTTAGTAAAATTGTTGAAGATTTCAAGTCAGGCAAACTTGTAATAAATGAATATGTTGACATGCTAATAAATACCAATTTATCAATAATAAATGAAGCAGTGAAACTGATCTCTGAGCAAGACTTGTTGTTAAAATTTGGTATATCTAGAAAAGTACAAGTAGGTGATTTTAGAGAAATATATGTCATGGAACTAAAGACAAGAATAATGCAAAAGTTTATTGAGTCTTATATAATGGCATTGTGCACCTTGATTGACAGTGAATATATATCCAAAAATTCCGATACAAGACCATTAAAAGTTGAAGGGTTAATTAGAGATGTTTCCACTTCTGCAGATAAAGCTGATAAGATAGTAGTATATGAAAATGCAGACTGTTCCAAATGGGCTCCTAGTTCGACTTGTCAAGAATTTATTGCATTTATTGAACAATCTTCTGTATACTTGCATAGTGGCATGTGTGGTTTTATAGTACAATTCTTCAAGAAAATGCTTTTCAAAAAATTACAATTACCTCACACTGTTGTTCAAAAATTTAATGAGTACAAGTCATACATGGGACCTTTATGCGAGAAACACAGCTTGTTAGAATCAGTAATAGATTATCCTGCAAGCTTTATGATGGGCATATTCAATTATTTCTCATCTCTAAAACATGTAGCTAAATCAAGTTTACACAGAAAATTACTAACAATATCATTGGATGATAATATTGGATATCATGATTTAGAACATTCAGATGATTCATTCAAAATACACACTGCAGAAAGAATGTCAAGCATAAGGAATAGTGTTCATAGAGAGAGAATTACAGCAAAATTAGTTAATATCAAATATAACTCTAAGAAAACTAATTTTTCCTATTACTTATCAGAATTTTTATCAGTCTATTATTACAATCGGTCTTTGTCAGTTCCATATATCAAATTCATAAGGTCAATCAGAGACAACTTGAATTTCAAGAGTTATGCAGAAGATTATTACAACATCAATGCTAGAGCAAGTGAAGCTGCTAAGAAAGGTGCACCATATTTATTAGCCTTATTTATGATGTTTGAAGGGCACAACATGTTGGACAGATATTACGGGTTGAACAATTCAGACCTTACTAGATATTCAGAAATGCCAGAAGTTTTCGGCAGGCCGTTAGTAAATCCTTTGTTAGTATCATTGTATGGTTCTTTATCAGTAGCATTGCATGTTCCTGAGGATGAAGTTTCAAAGGCAGAACATGTTTTAGGGCTCATTACAGAAGAAGATGTGGAAGACATAGAATCGTTTCTATATACCAAAACAGTTATTAAGTCTATAAAATTTGTTGATCCCAGAAAAGTTAGAATGCCAAAGAAGTTACCAGAATACAAAGAAGTTTTCTATAAGGATAATCAGATCAAGACAATAACTCATAATATTATAAGCCTAGATCTATCAGCAGTTGTCTCTTCATTATACAAAAAGGATGCATTGGTTGCTTTGACAAAATCAGTGAACAATAATAGCTTTTTAAATGCAGCTTACTTTTCCACAAATGATTGCATATTAACAGCAGAACTCACACAAGAATTTAAGGACAAAGAAGTATTAACAATTGATCAGTTTATGAAAATATATCATGAAGATGTGAAATATGAAATTAAAGAAAGTATGACATACAAATTGATAAAGAAGTGTATACCTGATATGTGGGCATTGTCAAAAACTATAGGTGAGATGTCTTTGGTAAGCATATCGAACAATCACAAACTGACAACAAAGCTTTATAATCTAACATTAGCAAACAGAGATCATGCCTAAAGATGACATAAGGAAAGCTATAATGTACAGCAGTGACAAGATTACCATGCAGTGTTTTTATCCTACGCTAAATATAAACAGATTAGAGATAACGCTTCATAGATTAAAAAAGAATTATGAAAAAGATGATATATCTATACCTTTCAACGTCTATTCAATATTCAAGTTCACAAGACCAAGAATAATTGCTTTGTTACCTATATCAAACTACAAGAATGTAACAAGCATGTACCTCAACACTATTATGTACTGTACTATGACTAAGAAAAAGATGATTGTTACAATGCCTAGTAAAACAAACAAGAAAGATGAGACAGAGCTTCAAAATTACTACAATTCATTAGATGAAGCTAAAGCTTTCATGAAAGTTACAAAAATCATGTCAAAATTTGAAGATCAGAAAAGTTTGAAAGAAACAATAAACAAGATTAAAGTATCAAATTTAACAGGATTAAATTATTTAGCAACATTAGATCACACCAACACACTATATCCATCAGATTACATGGCTGATTTAAACATATTGAAGAAAGTTTGTGGATTAGACTATAAGTTGGACATGATAACTAAAGGTTGTGGTTTTTATATAGATGTAGTTAAAGCTCAGGAGAAAGTGGATGGTAAATACACAGGTTCTGGTGAATTCATTTTGTGTTTTAGAGACAGAATAAAGGCTTGGATAGAAACTATAAATGAAAATGTTATTGTATACTTGAGCAATCTTGAAACCAATACAACTATGCAAAGCATGATGACTGTTGTTAAAGAATATTTTAATGTGATGTGGACCAATAAACCTTTATTGAAGAAAGATGAGGATAAACTGAATAAGGTAGGAGTTTTCTGTGATTCAGGTGTATCTTCGACTATGAGAATAGACTTCAATAGGTACTTATCAAAAACAAAATGCTTTGCAGTCTTGGATCCCAATTATTATATATCTAGAATATCCAGCATGGAAAACAAATCAAATAAATTCTTCTCACCAATATCAGAAATAAATGATTTAGGGATGGTCTATGATACAAAAGGGAATTTGATACATTCGTTCTGCAAAGGGTACAAATTCAATATAACCAATTTTGATATAACATATACAACAAACGACAATGAAAAATTAGATATCGGAATGATTAAAATGTTATTGTCTGGAGAGCCGTTAAAATTATTTGATGAAGTATATACAGGATTATCAGAGAAAGAATACAAAGAGATTTACAAATACATATCAGAAAGAACAGGCTTTACACTTAAATCTGCAATGGAAAGAGCTATATCTAAGACTGAATTCAAGTTTGAAAGTAAATTGCAAGATACTGTGAAATTATTTGGCAATCAAGAAGA